GCCGTCGAACAGGGGGGGATTGTCCGCAGGGCGGTCAAAAGGGGCACGAGTTAACATAATGGGTGTTATACGCACTACGCGCCGCAACCCCTTGCGAATCAAGCACTTGCGCCGTGCGCGCACTTGCACATCGGCGCGCAGGTGCGCTCGAGCGCGCGCGGATCGTCAGGCCTTGAGTTATCCACAGGTTATCCACAGAGTTATCCACAGGTTTTATGAGTCACGCGCGCGGACAGCGCGTCGGTCGACCCCTCTGCTGTCAGCTTTTCAGGCTCTTGAGTGCTCACCGTTCGCATCAAGTCGCGCACCGCAGCAAGGTGCAGCGCCGTCGTGTCGGTGATGCGGACATCGCTCTGGATCTTGTTCCCCCAGCGCTTCGGGTCCAGCCGTTCGGCCAGCCATTGCCTCGCACCCATTGCAACCCGCGCAGCGTTCGGGTCCATCTGCTCCTGCTCAACCCGCTCGGCCAGCGCCTCAATGCGCTCTGCGTTCACCAGGGCGCGCACATTGCGCACCATCTCGTAGCGCTCCATCAGATTCGGGTCGGCCTGCATCCGTGACCAGAGGACATGGAACGGGACCTCGCTGTTTGCGACGAACGATCGGAGCGAGTGTCCGTCAGCCAAATGAGTCCAGAGCTGCTCCCAGAAATCGGGAGACGAAATGATTTGATGCGCCTTCTCCCGCCTCGCACGCTTGATTGGTGTCCCTGCCATCAATCCCCCGCATGCACATATGTGCTGACATCTTCGTAGTCCATGTCATACCCATCTACCGGCACCACGTCGAAGTTAGACCAGCGCCGCTTCACAGGCTCGGGTCGCTCTTGCCGCGTCGCTCGAGGAGCCGGACGGTTGCGTATCTCCTCAGCGTAAACCCTGCGCCAGAGCTTCTCTGAGGTCGTGAATCTATGGCCGCAGGTCAGGCACTCCCGCCGACGCCGCGCCTCGGTCGGGAACTGGTAGACCTTCACGACCTCGCTCGGCTTGGAGCACTTTGGGCATTTCATCTTTCGGGCAGCTGCGGCTTGACCAGGTTGAGCCAGTCGTCGAGGCGTTGGATGACCAGGAACTCGCGCTTATCGCCCCGGCACACAACCGCCGGGATCTCGTAGGGCGCACACGCCGCGGTAGCCTGGTCGACCCACTCGTAGACCGCTATGGACTTCCTGCGCTTGACCTCGAGCACCCACCGAGCGAGCCGGATATCAGCGCCGCCGTCTCTGGCCTGCCCCAGAATGCGATTGGTCTGCCACCCGGTCGAGTCGGTGATGATCTTGCACACCTCTCGCTCGGTCTCGGCGCCCCGTTGTCGTTGTCGCAGTCCCATTTCAACCGTCCGCGGTCATGTAATGCGCTGGATGATACTCCGACCTTTTCCTTGCACGCCAATAATCTGGCCGCCTCGCCTCATCGACCGCATCCATCACGATGGCCGTGACCGCGTTCTGCTCGATGACCGCTCGGGCGGCGATCGCCAGCTCGTCAAGGGTATGCCCAGACTTCCTCGCCGCGAGCCGATGGTGCCGGTGAGGCAAACCGCCCGTGTTCTCAGTCAGGCAGATCGGGCAGAGCTTAACGGCCCTTCTCATTCGCCACCTTCCAGAGCAGGTTGATGCTGGGCGGCTTCTCGCCCCTCGCGTTCTCGGCAAGCTCTGCCGCCTCGGCGAAGGTTGAGGTCATCCCGAGCCACCGCGGAATCACCCGCCCGTCGGCTCCCATCCGCCAGACGACATACTCAACCTTGTCGCCCACCCGCTGCCCGCGGATACAGAACCGCCCGTCGACCGACACTTTGTCCCAGAAGTCGTCGTCGATCCACTCGAGCGGCCCCTTGTGGTCTAGGTCAATCTGCTGCTGGCTCATACCGGCCACCTCGGGTCGGTGCCGACCTCGCCCTTGGCGTCCTGGTAGTGGACGACCTTGGCGCCGAAGTAGGCTTGGAAGGTCTTAAGCACCCGGAACCCCTCCTCACCCAGCCCGTCGACCATCCTCCGGCCGAAGGCCGTGTCTGTCTTGGCTGGTTCAAGTTCCAAGGCCGGGTACGGTACAAAAGGTACGAGTCCTAAAGGACTCTCGTACCTTTCGTACCCGGTTCGTACGGTACGAACGGGTACATTTCGTACCTTTCGTACTTTTCGTACCTGATTCTGTCTCATTTTTGCCACAGTTACTTGCCCTCCCTCGACAGTTTGTAGCCCCCGACGGTGCCCGTCATGAAGGGCGAAAAGGCCAGCGCCTCGGCGGCTGCGTGGGCGGTCGTCTTGCTCATCGCCGCCTCCCTGCCGATCTGTCGCAGGTCCGGCAGCGACCAGATCATCTCCGAGTCGCTACCCTTCTGGCGCTCCCTCAGGGCCGTCAGCAACTGCCGCTGTGCCTTGCCCTGCGGCATAGCCTCGCGCTCCTTGCGCCCCGCCGCGGCGGTCTCGCGCATCACCAGCGACTTGACCCGCTCGCCGTACTTGTCGGCGCGCCCGAGATCGACCTCGGTGGCCTCGTAGGCGACCGGCGCCATGCTGGCGGTGTCCTTAAAGCGCTCGCGGGTGACGTTCACGACCATCGCCTGGACATCGGGCCGCTCGACGATGTACTCGGCGTCCGGGTTCGCCATGAGCGCCGACGCGCCCCGCGGGCGCTTGCTGTCGCCGTGGCCGCTGTGTGCGACGAGCAATACCGTGGCGCTGTACCGCTCCCGCAGCCCGATCGTGAGCTTCGAGAGGTACTCGGCCACCTCCTGGTTCGAATTCTCATCGAGCCCGGCGGAGAACTTGCTGAAGGTGTCCACGATGATCAGCGCCGGGCGGATGCCGGCCTCGTCGATGCCCTGCTGTAGCGACCCCATGTCCGACTCGGCGTTGAGGTTGGCGACCGACTCCAGCGCGAGCAGGCGCAGCTCGTCGAGGGTGCGCCCGTTGCCGTGCTCTTGCACCCACGCCTCGGCGCGCCGCCCGAGCCCTGCGCCCTCGCCCGACAGGATGACGACCGGGTTCCCGGCGGCGGCTATGCGCATCGCCCAGTCGAGCCCGATAAAGCTCTTAAAGCTCGCGCGCGGCCCTGCGAGCACGGCGAGCACATTGGCCTCGAGCACGTTGTGGATCAGCCAGGTAGCCTCGCGCCGCTCGGCGACGATCTCGCCGATGGATCGCAGGGTTAGCCGGCGACCTGTCGCGTTCGTAACGCCCGGCGATACTACCGCAGCATCCGGCTCACGCACTCGCTCCATGCCGCGCGCCTCTGGCACGTCGCCGTAGTCTGGCTCCGGCTCATCACGCTGCGGCGGCCCGATGCGCACCGCCTCCGAGACTGGCGCCCAGCCGCCGGCGCGGGCGGCGTTGAAGAGGCTCCCGAGGGTGACGCCGCCGCCGCGGTCGAGGTGGAACGACTGCCACCGGTACTCGATGTCGGCGCGCCCGGCGTAACTGGCCGGCAGCACGCCGGTGATCCCGCCGCAGCTCCACGAGTCCCAGAGCTCGAGGCCGTCGTCTGCGCCGCCTGATGCGTGGTGCAGCGCCATGCCGACCATCAACCAGGCGTCGTAACCCTCCGGGTCAATGTGCGCGATCGCCTCGGTGACGCGCGGCAGGTCGCGCTGGAAGTCCTGACTGGTACCAGGCCGAGGCGGCATCCTGGCCGCGACCTCGGCGGGCAGCTCAAGATCCATCCGGCGCTCGTCGATGAGCCCCGCCGGTAAGGGCTGCGCTTCTTCCATCGGCCCGCTCTGGCCGTAGTGGAGCGGCCACCAGATGACATAGCCGCCCTCGGCGCGGATGTCGAGCCCAGCGCGCTTGACCTTGCCCAAGACGACGGACGCGCCGCCCCTGATCTTGACACCAGCCGGCGCCTTGAAGAGGTAATGCCGCCCGCCGCTACCGCCGCCGGTCTGATGCACCCGCGTCTTGGTGAGGTCAGATTGGTGCTCGCTGATCCAGTCCTGCGCCGCGCTCGAGGCGCTGCGGTGGTCGTAGTCGATGACCACGAGCCCGGTGATGGAGCCGGTCGGCACCCCGACTAAAGCCTCAGGGCTCGCGGCCCACCAGCGCCTGATCTGCTGCTCATCCTGGGTGGCGTCCTTAAAGCCGTTTCTGGTCAGGGGAGACTTCGCCTTCAAGACGCGCCCGTCCTGGTCGGTCTGGTCTGCCCTGCGGCACGGAAACACCGGCGCGCGCTTGGCTAGCTCAAGGACGCGCTCGACGGGCACGACGGCGGTGAGGTCTGGCTTGCTCATGGGTAGATATCCGGCCGCAGGGCCTTGCGTGATACACCGGTGGCGGCCTCTACCGCAAGTACCCGCAGCGCCGGGACGCTGCCGCGCGCGCACCACTTCTGGACGGCCTGTGGCCTGATCCGCAGGACTCTGGCGAGGGCCGACTGGCCCCCGGCTTTATCCACGGCGTGAATGATAGCCGCCTGCTGCGGCGTGACTTTTCTGCTCATGTTGACATGGTACAACCTTCGGTATAGGCCACGGAAGGGGGCATGAAAATATTTTACACCGAGGGGTTGTAATCCGTTTTCTGCTGTGCCACTATGCTTTCCACGGGCGGCGATGTTGCCGCCCGGAAGTGACAGAAGGAGACAAACATGAACGAACAGAGCACTCAAAAGATGCCCCTCGCCGCCGCTTGGCAGGCGATGGCTAACCTCGCCGTCGCCACCCGCGCCGCCCGCGCTCGTAGCGGCGACAAGTTCATCGGCACCACGCTTGGTCCGCACAACGGTACTGAGCCGACCGTTCACATCGTGCGGGTGATTCGGCAGCATGGCCGCCGCAGCCCAATCGTCAAGACCTTGAGCGCGCCGCTCACTTGCGCGCAAGCGGAGGAGTTCCTGCGCGCCTACGAGTTCGACGAGGACGACGACCGGCAGAATGGCACCTTCTACGCGCATGAGTCTGAGCCGCTCACGCTCGTGATCGGCCGCCGCCATCGCGTATTGGTTCACTCGCTGCAGCAGGCCTCCGAAGTTTACTGCAAGTTGCGCGACGAGAGCGACGAAGGCTCTCGTACATGGCCGGAAGGTCGCGTCGGCAAGCACTTTATTAGTTACAACGGCAAGGTATGGTCAAAGCCTTCGCGGCTGTGGCAGTCGGGCGACGAGCCTGTCTATGACCCCTACTCTGAGGTGGCCGCATGACTCCCCTTGAGACCGCCTTCTGCGTCGCCTTTGTATTGGTCTGCGCAATCTGGCTCGGCATCCTCCTGCTCTTTATGTGGACCCGCCCCGCGCCGTGGTCGTGCCTACGCGACCGCCGCGAGCGGCTGCCGCACCCGACCATCCGCGCGCGCGTCGTGCAGCCGCACAAATATTCGCGGTGGTTCGTATGAGCGCCCCCGTTGACAACTTCTACAAGAGCTTGGAGCGCACGATGGGCCTGCGGATTGAGTTTGAGTACCCGGGCGGCGTGAGCCCCCCGACCCGCGCGCGACTCTGCGGCGTCAGCGTCGGAGAGTTGGCGCAGGCGCTCAAGTTTTCCGGCCTTTCCCTTTTTACAGGCCACGACGGCGTGGTCGAAGTGCGAAGAGTTGATTCACAACAACAGGAGACGAAGTGATGAGCCTTTACGTTAGCGCCGCCCCTGGCGGCAGTTTCGAGCCCCGCAAGCCCATCGAGGCGGGTGCATATGCAGCGGTCTGCGACATGGTGGTGGACCTTGGCGTCCAGCCCTCCCCGGGCGGCCAGTTTGCGCCGAAGCGCACGGTGGTGCTGCGGTTCCAGATACCGGAGATTCGGGTCGAGATCACGAAGGACGGCGAGACGAAGAGC